ACTGTCAAACCAACAGTTAGCTGGCGACCAGCCCACTGGGTATTTTTACCAAAATTAACCATTTCTGTACCAAGACCACGAACAACTGAGTTCATAACCTTGGCTTTAATCATTACAGCATCTTCTTGTGCACCTAATGTTTTTAGGTCGGCAGTAAGGTTAGTAATAGCTCTTGACCATCCAGTTTTAAGAGCATCTGGAAGTATAAAAGATTTTCCAAGTCTGGCTTGTTGATCAACTAATTGATTAAGCTCTGTACTTGCTTTACTATTTCTTTGTGACCATAGGCTGTAATAATCGTGAAGTTTTAATTTACCCCGCTCAAGATTTTGACCGAGTGTTTTAATATGGTCAGCTGACTGAACCATCTGAATATTAAAGGCACGAGAAGATCCAACCATCTGGTCAAATCTGTCTTGTACCTTTTTAATATTGGCAACATCTTGTGCTGCCGTTGAACCAATAAGCGGGGTGGATTGGACGGTCCGAATTGTTTTTTGAAGTTTAGCAATTTCTGTTTCTAGCTGTGTGAAATTGCCAATAGCCCTAACGGTAAAGTTAATATTGTTACCAGCCACTAATTATTCCTCCACATAGCCAAGACCGACTCCAATGCCAAATCCCGCTTCTTTTGCTTGCCATCCTTTAAGTGTTGTTACATCAGATTGTTCATCTTTGTTGCTTGACTCAAGGTCAACACCCTGTATGGCAGCCAAAAATCTATTATGTCGGTCTTCTTTTTCGTGAATTGCTTTAATTGTAAGAACCAATTCATCAACCGAAATACTAGATTCAAGTTCGTCATAATTTTTCCAATGACCCAGAAGAAAAACTTCTGCTTCAAGGGAGGCGAGATCTAGTTCAGACCAACTAGATCCGCCACTGCTAGGTTTGGGTCATTTAACTTTAGACCCCCAGCGACTTCAAGAATCTTCATCAAAGTTGGGACTTCAATGATTTCTTCAAACTTATCTTTATCTTCTGCCAATTTTGGCATTAGCTGCTCAAGGCAGACCATTGCACCCTCAACAAAGATTTCCATAATTTGGTCTTCTTCTGTAACTGATGGGTCATCCATTTTCTTGATTACCGCCAGAAATTTCTTTAGGTGCTTAATTGTTAGTGGTTTGATAACTAGTGTATCACCATTCGACAACTGAATTTCTTCAATGTCATATACTGTTGTTGCCAAAGCAACCTCCTTATTTGTCTATAGTAAGATTATACCAAAAGATTATATAAAAACATAAATACCCCCGAATTTTTCGAGGGCATTTATGTTAATTTATTAAGTTATTAGCTTGCTAGAACACGGTCAATGATTACACCATATTCTGCACCATCGTACTTATCTGCATCGTCTGGTAAGCAACGGAACTGAACTGGGAATACAGTTGCAGTATCACGCTTCAAACCATGTGAAGATGCTTCGATCTGTACAACACGGCGAGCAACATAGACACGCTCTGATTTTGTTCCAGATGTACCTAGTGGAGTTGCTGAACCTGTTACGCTTGTGGTAATGCTACCTGGAGCATTGCCAACAGCAACCAAAGAACGCTCGACTGGAGCGTCACCAAGTGCACCACCTGCAATGCTTAGTACTGCTGAACCTGTTCCAGATCCAGTGTATGAGCCTGTAAGTGCGCTTGCGGTTGAAGCTGCGCCAGCTGCTGTGTATACTGTTGAAGTTTCAGCCTGACCAAATACCAAGTTGATATTCTGAAGGGTACCTTCTGACAGTTCTGTCTTTAGCATAACCTTAACTGTTGCTTTGAACAAACGAGCTGCGTCAAGCAGCTGGTCAACCATAACATCGTTGTAGCCTGGCTCATAAGATACTTCAAGACCAGCATTTGTGTAGCCGACATCTCTCCAGCTAGCTGAGTTACTAAGAGTTGTCTTTGAACTTGTAGCTGCTGTAAATCCAAGACTTGCTGCTGTTGTATCGGGGCGTAGTGCGCCAGTGCCAGTAGATATAAAAATCTGTGCTGCACCGACAATAATATTTTTTACGTCTGCCATAATTTATTTTTCACCTCTATTCATTTTTAGAATATTGGCAATATTCACTTCCTCATTTATAATTCTAACACAATGAGATGTAAAAGCCAATTTATAGGAATCTTCCACCTGAATCTAAATTTCTTACATAAGATACACATAGTTGTATCTCGCCCATCATAAATCCACCTTCAGATGCAAAGTGTTGGGGCGATACAATCTTATCTACATAAATATAGTGAAATTCGTAGTTTCCTGATTTTTCAGACCATCCATTTAAATCCTTTGCTGAATCATCATACCTGCGAAATTGATCTTTTAAATAGTTTAATATTTGATTGATTTTGTCATAATTTGGAGAAACAATATAATATGTTGCTATAATCTCAGATGTCCACCAATGCTCTAGTGTTTGTTTTTCCTCAAAATCATAAATTAAATATGTTTCACCTGGAAGCAAATTGTTAAATTCTGGAATTTGTTGAGCTGGAACTACAGGAATAAGAGTAGTTTCAAGTTCATCAACATAGTATTTGTTTGGATCTAATATTTGTTTATCTTTCAAATTTTTCCAAATAAAACCATTTATGTCAAATATTGGAAATTTTGTATAATCTGCCATTATAGCTCAACAACTCCTTGTGCATACTTTTCTGTGACTAACCTAATGGCTTCTTTTGAAGCATTTTTACCTGCCCCCAAATTTTCTAAAGAATTACCAACAGCATTCTCTATGTTTTGAAACAAACCTGAAGATTTAAGGGTTTGATCAACTTTAGTTGCATACCACTTTTCTACAAATTTAGTAAAAGAATGTTTTGTTGCTTTACCACCAGGATTCATAATGTTAACTACAGTTCTTGCGGGTATAAAATGAATATTTTTATCATCATTAGAAAAGAAAACAATTGCTTGTTTTGTAGTAAAAGTTACTGGTTTACCAGATTCCATAATTTCTGCTTTATTAGCAAATATAGATTTTTTAGATACAGATCTTCCTTTTTTATTTGATGGAAATTGAAGTTCTTTTGGAATTGGAACGGTTTTTTTAGATTTTTTAAAATCTATTTTTATTGTCATATTTGGACCAGTTACCGACTGTCTTTTAATCACAAATAACTTTTCTTTTGGATTTCCAACTTCTCCCCATTCAAAAACATGAAAATACTTTTTTGGATTAAAGGCGGATTCTATAGAAAAATCTTTTAAAAATTTTTTTGTAGTTATTGTAAAAACAGCTTTATTAATTTGTGTTCTTGTACTTGCATTAAGTAATTCTGAAATACCATCTACTTTTATATCTAATTCTTTAAATAAAGAATCTACATTTTCAAACTGCAATGATATCATTATTTTGTACCTGTGCTCTCTGTAAGTTAATTTCATAATATGCAATATGACCAAATGGGTCTAAAACAGGATGATTAGATATAACATCAAAAATAGTGTCATCCAAAGTTATTTTATCTGGTTCAAGAAATACTTTTTCTCCGTCTGCTGCTGTTACATTTGTAATTCTCCAGCGTTTAGATAATCTTATTGGTGATTGCATCTTAACGTGTACATTTTCCTTGTAGCCTTCTGCGCCCGTACCATAACTTTTATCATCGGTAATTGTTCTACCAGATTTATTTTGAACTGGCATAACTTTGCAATTTATGGTCTGAGTATATTTCCATTGACGGGTAACTGCTCCAGAATCTGACTGTACATTTTTTTGAGTATAAATATCACAAGTCATATTCATAAAAGTATTAATAAATGAATTTAATTGAAATAATGGCATTTATACCACCACAATATTAAAATTACGATATTGGTCTAAAATTCCGTCAACAATGACGTTACCAGTACCATTAAAAGCACCACCAGCTAATTCAAAGCCAACTTCAGCAAGACTTACTTTCTTAAGATATTTTGTTCTCCATGCTGCATCATTGCTTAATAGATCCCCTACAAGCAACATAGAGCAAAGTTTAATATCTTGGGGTACATAATTATACCCAATTTCTCCAACAATTGTATAGCGGGCATTTTGACGAAATCTTCCGTAGTATAAAATTGTAGGGTCAACTTGATTATCATAACGAACATCTGCAAAATCATTAATAATTCTTACAGCTTTTCCAGTTGGAGTTAGCTCTACCTTAAATCCAAAAACATTATATGTTGGACTTGCTGTATAATCAATAACCAAACTGGTATTTTCATATACTTTATCGATAAATAACATACGCTCCGTCATTTCTAATGCATCGCTACCCGATCCAAATATCTCTTGAGATCCATATCTTTTGCCAAAATCAAGGTTGGTATAGTTATTAATCATTGTTCTTGCTATCTGTTCCGCCATTAAAATATCAGCTTCTGACTGATAATTAATATCTGATGGTTTGGCACCAATTCTATAATAATCAACCAGGTCGCTAATAGTAGCGTATGGGGTAACAATTTGTGCAAATTGATTTTGATAGGTAGATTTTCCACTCAACGAATATGACCATGTAATTTGTATAACACGATTAAGTTGAGTGATATCTGGTGTAATTTCATAAGAGTATTGACCAGTAGGTGGGTCATTAACAGCAGATGCAGATGAAAGCAAAACTGTGCCATCATCTGCATCCTTTATGCTTACTAAAACATTTCCGTCAGCATTTGTTAATTGCCCTTGTTTATAAATAACTAATGAAACTGTCTGTTGTGTTCCATTGTGAATTTGTTGCAATTAAATTCCTCCAATAAGATTAGCCGTAGAATTCCTGGACTTCTCTAGGTGTAGCTAATCTAAAACCTTGATGTAGGTCAAACACTGCCTGTGCATCATTTTCTGTCATTGGAACAAATGGGTGCTCTTGCGAGAAAATATAATTACCAATCTGATAAGACATATTATTTCTATCCATTTTAACCAAAACAACATTTGGTGCAGTGGCATCAAGATTCTGTGATCGTGGACTTGGGTCTGGTTGTGGTTCAACCTTTTCACTATCAAAGAATCTCTGATAAGTTTCGTAGGTTACGCCTTCTTCTTCAAGTAGCAGGATTAGCTGCTGTTTTGAAATTTTTCCTGGTAACTCTACAGCGAAAGATTCTGCAATCTCTCGCAATTCTTGTACTTTTAGTGTATCAAATGACATTTGATTCCTTTCTATCTAAAAATATTATACCAAATAATATTAAAAATGAATAAAGGGAGCCAATATATGCTCCCTTTACCCATAATCTGCTTAATGCTAGAATGTTGAAACAACACCTGCGCCAGCTTGTAGATTCACATTGGAACCCTTGACGTATGATCCGTTTGTTAGACCAGAACCGTCTGCGAATGATCCAAATGCTGAACCCTGCGGTACAGTTGAACCTGCCACCTTAATGTTCTTAACAAGAACATGTGCATCATAGTTTTCCAAAGCACAACCAACACGAATGAATAGTGTGTATTCAATTGTGTCTTTCTTTGGCTGGAAGAGACGATATACGACAACATCACGCTTGATACCAACGATAAAGTTCTGCGGGAATGTAAGGTGTAGATCACCATGCAAACCTGTAGCAGTACCGTTAGGACCAGCTGTGTAGTCACCTGCACGAGTCTCATCAATTAGCGGAACGTTGATAACAGGGATACCAAACGCAAATGGCGTTGTAGTACCTGGACCACCATCATTAGCAGCAGTTTCTCCACGAAGGATACCTGAAGAGATATCAAATGGGAGGAAGTTACCGCTTGTGTTAGTCAGGTTGTATAGATAATCCTGTACCAAGTTTGAACCTGCGTAGAATCTCAACTGATTACGGCGTTGCTTGTACTTACGAGGTAGTTGCTTGATAGCTGCATTGAATACAGCTTTATCCAAACCATAACCCTGTGCATCAACAACGTGTGCCTTTGTGTTAGCAAGTGCACGGAAACCGCTGAATGCTGACATAAGACCACCACTGTAAGTTGAATCACCATTGATCAATACATCTTCAACATCGTTACCAGCCTGGGTAGCCATCAATCTTGCGATATGATCTTCTAGATCTGGACCTTCAATATTATCTTCTAGAGATTCTGCTGAAAGTTCCCAGTCAAGACGTAGCTTGCGAGTTGTCAAAGAGATCTTTGAGAACAGTGCATTCTGAGCTGTAAAACCAGCACCTGTTGAGTTTGTGTAATCACGAGGATTATCTTCTGATGCAAGCTGCATGATTCTCTGACCAACTGCGACACGATCAATTTCGGTTGTATTTGAGCGCATACGGATTGTACGAGCCTGTTTTGCCAAAATTGTGGCATCCCACATGTAGTCAAGGAAACGATTAGCCTGATCTGGGTAAAGGAGACCAGTTCCGCTAGGAACGGATACGCCGTTATCACCAGTTACTGTCTGGGTTGCCCCAAGATTGCTTGTGTCAATTACTTTCTGTAAAAGTTCGTTACTCATATTTTTTTTCACCTACCTTTCGGAAATAGATTTTTTATTATAGGCTTTCTGCGCCGAGGAAGCGACCTTGCCAAATTGATTCGTTACTTTTTTCGATCTTGGCTGGATTATCCACTTCTCCAGATTTTTTGAATGCTGTGTCATTTTCATACATAGCAATTCTTTCTCTTGTTTCATCAAGAGACTTTTGTAGATCTGTAACAAGATTAGTTAAAGAGTCAATAGACTTTGTAAGCTCCTGCTTTTCTGTAACTACTTCATCAAATCTTTTAGCAAGATCTGACTTTTCATTATCTAGGGCTTTTCGTAGTTCGGCTGTGTCAGCCTTTGTGTCTTCAATACTCTTTTCAAGCTTTTCACCAACAAAGTCTTTGAGGTCTGTAACCATCTTTGTGAAGTCTAAATCATTGACCTCTACTTCTGAAATTTCTGCAGCCTCTTCATTTGCTGCATCATCACTTTCTTCAACGACTTCGTTGATTTCTTCAGCTTCTTGGTTTTCTAGATTTTCTTCTGTCACGATACTACCTCCTTTGCTGATTTTATTATTTTTTTTCTTCTTTTTCTTGGCTTTTGTAGTGCCAATGTTGTTTTGATCTGGATACAAATTAATTGTATCTTCAGAGTCAATAACACTTAGTGGGGCGGATGGGGAATCTGTGGTTCCATTTGGTCCATGATTTGGACCTGGAGCATCATCTTTCTTAAAATATGAATCTACTACTTTTTTAATAGATGAATTTTTTTCTTCATCCATTTTCTCAACCCACCCGATGGTTTCCATTGAATCTCCGCAAATGCTGCAATCCTTTGTTTCTCCCGAATAAGCCGTAGCAATCTGATCTGTTCCGCACCAGAATACGTTTTCCGCTTCAACTTCTGTTGCCATCCCCTTAAAAATTAATTCATCTCCACTTTTTTGAATTGAAAATACATTTGCAAGTGGGTTGGCGGGATTATCAACAAGACTTAGCTCATGTAGGTCATACTCTTTGATAACTCTACGCTCCTCATCTTCTTCTTTTTCTCCAGGCTCCATAGAAGCCTTTACAATATTACCGCCAATTGAAAAACCAGTAAGGGTGCCATCAAGAACTTTTTCCCAAGTATCTTCTGCACCCTTTGAAATATATGCCTGTACAAAAACGCCTTTATAGTTTTTTCCAGAATCTGCGTCATAGTAATCTTCTTCATTAAATGACAAAACTTTTCCTACAGCAATTGGCTGATGCATTTCGCGAATGTTTCCACGAAACCTTTCGAATGCGCCTTTACTTGCTTCTGACGTAACAATATCACCGTGTCTGTCAACATTATCTAATGTTGCAAAGCCTGATACGGTGCGATTTTCTTTATCTACTTTGGCAAATGGAAAAGCTAGACTCATCTTGCGGTCTCCATTAGACCATGTGGCTTTTTGAATATTCATACTATTTAAATGATACCAATTTTTGTAAAGAATACAAAATTTACAAAATTATTTTATTCTTGCTTTCTTCCTTCACCCTTTGGGTTTCTTGCATCACCCTGAGTGTCAGCAGCGTTTATATTTCTTTTTTGATCTCTTTCTCTTGTGCCTTTTGCATTAGCTACTGCATCAGCTGCTTGTTGTGGTTTTAATTCTAACGGATCGTCCCCGCCATCTCTTGGTGGAAGACCCTTACGAAGTCTAACATCATTAGGAACAATAACCTTATCCTTAAGATAAACATCATCAATTCTTGCTTGAGTTTCTTCGTCTGTAAGTGTAAGTTCATTAAATTTAAGAACAAAGGCATCTGTAATTTCAGCAATTACTGGCTTTAGCTTATGCTCTAAGTAGTCCTGTTGCGGTCTACATACTTGTTCTTTAAAGGTTTTATCTGCATCTTTTGCTCCCGCCAAAGACATTCCCTGTGGTGTTCCAAGCTTTGAAATTGGAACACGGTGAGCCAAAAGAATACGATCTCGGGATTCAATTGCATACTCTTTAAATGATGAATCTTGAATGCCAGCTTCAATTGGCTCCATATTGAATTCTACACGAGCATTTTCTCCATCTGAAGGAAGCGGTATATAAAGGGTTCTATGATTACGACCCTTAAGACCAGTTTGAAAGAACTCTAAAAGTTTTCTTTCTGAATCTGCATTAAGTTTTGCACCCTTTACTGTAATAATATATCTAGGAACAGCTTTATTTTCAAAGTAGTCAAGATTGAATCTCTGGGCAAATTCATCACCAGCTACAGCATTTTTTGCAGACATAATGTCTGGGATACCATAATATGTATTTGTTGGAGAATATTTCTTTAAATGAATTACTTCATTTGGTCGGGGATCTGTGCCAATTTGATCTTCTGTTATTGTATCTCCATAATTTCTAAAGAATGTATAACGATTATAAACAACCTGTACAAATCCATCACGGTGACGGCGAATACGCATTGTAATTGCGGGAATATGACCAATGTATCCAATCTTACCACTTGATGTTCTGCCAATTTCAATGTAACCGTTTCCAGTTACTTCTAAATCTGTGTATGCTTTTTTGAGGGTTTCCAAAAAACCATCATCGGAGTTCATACTCTCCATATAATCTTTTAGCTCTGATTTTCCACGAGTAATATTTTTTCTAATTTTATCTAGTTTTTTGGGATCACTTAATACATCCTCTACCCTAGATAATGTTTTAGGGCTTTCTTCAAATTCATAGCCAAGTCCAATAACATTGGCTGTTTTAGCCTCTACCGCAGAATGATGAAATGGAGACATATCAAATAGTTGAGCCAAATACATAACATTGTATGGTGGTTGAACAATCATGAACAGGGAATATCCTGTTAGGTCAAGTGGGTCTAGTTTTTTTGATTTAGCGTCTTCTACCCCAGTAAATGATTTTTCTAGTCTATTTGCTCTACGTTTAAAGTTTTCACTAAGACCATCAATTTTTTTAAGATCGTCCCAGTTTTTAGCAAATGGGTCTTCAAATTCGGAGTCTGGTGCTCGTCTAACACGATCACGATCAGAAACAATATTTACTGTTTTAAAATCATCATCGTCATCTACTGGTACCAAGTTAGCCATTATTTATAAAGACCCAATTTCCTTTTTTGTTCGATATCCTCTTTAATTGCTGGAACATCTAGTTCATCTGGAACAAGACCAAGATTCATTCTTTGGTGCTGTTCATTCCATTCATCTTCTGTGATTTGTCGGTGTCCAGAAAACCAAACTGGCTCTCCCTCTAATCCATAAGATTTTGCTGCTGCTTTAAGTTTATTTATTTTTCTAATATCACCTTTCATAGCAGCAATATTAAGATAATTACCATCATCATCAGCAACCAATTTGCCGTCAGTGGTTTGCCACAAATAAAGTCCATAATTGACTTCTTCTACTTCTGTTACATTCATTCTAGCCATAACAAGATTTTACCATTTTTATTGCTGAAAACGAAATTTTTGAACAAAAATTAACTATTATTTACCTTGAGTGGATACGGAAGATACAATTTGTTTAACAAAATACCTATCTTGTGACAAAGTACTGTACGGTTTTGTTGCCAATGGTTCATCAAACACCGATGATGAAGATATAAAGAAAAATGAATCAAACCTATTTAATAACTCAATTTCTGTTGGAATATAGTGCCAAAATTGTAAATGACCATATGTAGCTAGTCCTCTACTAGCACTAACCCCAAGTTTTTCTCCATTTAAATAAAGGTTATCGGATGATGAATTATTTAAAAGTAAAGCTAAGTGATACATTTCACTTTGACTTGCTGTAAATGTTCCATCTGTATAAGAAGCTCCATTAATATATAGTTTACCACCCAAAGATTTAAATTTTCCAGAAGAATCTACCCATATTGCGGGAGAAGCAGATGATCCAGAAACATTATTTAAAATATAGTTGGATACAGCATTATACAAATAATCTGGTCTATACCACATTTCAATTACGTTATATGCAGAACCATTTGGATTATTTATGAGTGCACTTCCTTGCGGTTTTATAGAGTCTCCAGTAAACTTTATTCCAAAATTTGCGGGTCTTGAGTAAACTGAAGAAGTTTCATCATAATCCATAATAGTATAATTAGAAAATGATCTTGGTGTATATGGCTGTATTGTAAAGTTTGCAACATCTGAAGATACCCCCAAATTTCTAAACATATAGTATGATAAATTATTAAAAAACTTTTTATTAGAATCAATAACTACTGGATCATCTATAATTTCTATTTTTATATTAAATGGTTTTGTCATATCATATAAATCATATGGCGTTATTGATTGAAATCTTTTAATTTTTGAGTATGTGTTTCCGCCATCAGTAGATATAGAAACTATAGTGTTATCTAAAGTATTCCAATTTACTTGGTTTCCAACAAAATAACAATTTATACCTGATAAATGAGATGCAATAGTTTTTGTATAAGTTCCTTTTAATGAAGGTGGTAATAAAATTTGATCTGTAGATCTATCTTTAGATGTTGATGTAAATCTTGTCATTAAAAATTTCACTTCGTTAAAATCATATGATGTAAAATTTGAATTATATTTTGGATAAATTCCAACATTTTTTATATATCCTGTAAAATTATTTGCACTTTGTTTTTCAAAAGAGTAGCGGGAATTATTACCAACACTAATTTGAAGACTTTGTGATGATATTGGTACAAAAGAATTATCTGAATTTATTGTGGTTGTCCCACCTTCTGTTGTATATAATGTTAATTCTGAGTCTGAAAAAGATAATGCTATATTAGAACTTGCTGAAGATGCAGAAAAAACTTGATCTATAACACTTATTTCTAAAGAGCCAAAATGATCATATAGAAAAAGAGTATAGTGCCAGCTAGAAGTAATTTTATCTAAATAGTATTTTAAATATAAAGCTAAAGGTATGCTAAAATTTCCATAATTAGAGTATACTCCAGGTATTCCAAAAATCATTTCCGAAGATGCTGAACCTTTAGTTATTTGCATAGAAAAGGTTGTTCCAGGAGTTTCACCACTCTTTAAAATATTAATATTTGGAGAAGAAATGTCAGAAATTATTTTTTCATCTATTGTCCAATAAAGTTTTTGAGTACTTGATGTTGATAGTTTTATCCCAGAGGAAGAGTTTATTGTATAGTTAGAATAATCACTCTTAACATCCGAATCTGAAAAAATTTGTGCAAAATTTTCATTTGAATCTATGTTGATATTTTTTAACCCGTATATACTTGAGTCCATAAGTATAGCTTTAGATTCTCCATAAGTTGCATCTGTAAAATTTTCTCCATAAATATTAGCTTTTGATATTGTTGTATTTCTAATTGAATAAGAATTAAAGTCAAAATATGACGTAGATGCGTTTAGCCTTGAATTATTTTTTGGTTCACTATTTATAAACGCTGATTTGTACATATAGTTAAATTTTTGATTAGACCCGTCAGTACTCCTTTGAGTTCCAAGGTCTTTTGCAAAAGATTGTGCCCCACTTATAGCTAATGATGTAATAATAAAATTATTTGGTTTACCAGTTGTATTAAATAATGAAGACCCATCAATTCTTAATCTACTAGCTATTGAACTCCACAAACTTGTTGTGTTTAAATAAATTTTTCCAGCTCCAGTATTATCTGTTTTTCCATTTATAAATAAATTAATACTTCCATATTTATCTGTAGGTTTATTTGGAGGAACATATTCTGCCACAACCAAATAACTTCTATCAAATTGTGGTAAAACAGCATAGGCATCTGTATTTGAGGCAGACCCAATTGTTTCTAGCAAATTAAACCTAATTGTATTAGTTAAATAATCATAATAAATTGAACCCAATTCACTATAACTATCACTCAAAATTTTTAATATTTTTAATTGATTATTTTGATAGGGTGTTGTCCCATAGCCCCCGCCATCTAATTGATTATTAAAGTTAAACCAAAACGATATGGACCATCCATAGCCAGAGGATTTAAAGAGGTCTCTTGCGGGACCAGCTGGTGTTAATATGTCTACTACACTATTTGATTTTATCAATAGACTTTTTGATTCTGATTGTTCATTATTAATAATTGGGGTAGATGTGTAGCCAACATTAGTAAAACTAGCATAATAATTACTGTTATTCCAAATTTGTTCAACATTAGATCCTAATGACCAATATGCTGTTGGATTTATTATTGACATTGCAGCTGTTGTATACATAATTATTTTATACCTTTTGTTTACCTAATCTAAACATTTTAACTCACCACTAAAATTATAAGAAACACTACTAGAAACAAAATTATTACTACTTAAATAATCATTAGTGTTTCCGTTAAATTCCCAATATCCAATTGGGTTTCCTAATAAAATATTTAAACTATATGACATTAGGAAATTGTCACCACTGCAAAAGTATTACTAGCAGTGCCGTCAACGCCATAAAATCTGATTGAATTAAATTGTTTTGTAATTGCAAAACCATTATTTCCGTTACTTATATTACTACTAGATAAGCCATTAATGCTAATAGAACCACCACTAGTACTTCCCCATTGGGCAAGTAGTTCAATTTCTTTTCCAGCATTAGAATTAAAATTAGTAAAAGTAATTCCTAAACTTCCACTATTAACATGTAAATGTACAATTTTGTCTGTAGCCCAGTCAATTGTTATATTATTCACATATCCTGGAACTACACGAATATTTCCAGTTGTTGCTGCCGTATTTTGAACTGTTCCATCTGGAAATTTAATACCTCTTGCAGTAGAAAGATATCCTGTATCTCCTGTATTTCCAATTGTAATATCTTGGGCGGAAGCGGTAGAATTAATACCAGTTGGAGTAATTCTAATATTACCCGTCTGAATTTGAACAGAACCAGATATATTAAGCACACCATTTGTCACAGTTAATCCAATATTGCTTGCAGTTACTGTATCTGTAAGATAAAGAGTTGATGCTCCAAGAAACAAACCTTTCCAACGCATTGATGCAGATCCTAAATAATAAGTATTGTCTGATGCTGGAATTAAACTTGAAGTAATTGCAAGTGGATTTATTGCTGTTGCACTAGCACCCTGTGTACCTGGAATACCCTGTGGACCTGGAGTTGTCACAAAAACTTGATTAATTGTATTGTTTACTGAAATATTATCTGTCATTATTCAATCGTACCTGCATCCACATCAAGCCAGCCTTTAACTAGAGTAGATTTGATACCTGAAGGGCTTTCAACTCTAAGTTGATATGAAGATCTGGGATAATTTAAATTATTAGTTATATTTCCAGGAACATTAATATTTATTATTCCGCTACTAGCACTTGGTGTACTTAAATATAAGCCTGAGAGGGAGCCACTAGATGGAATAGTAGAAAGCGAACCACTAGCACACAAAATTAAACCACCTGGCTGATTTCTAATTTCAAAAATTGCTGAATAGCCATTTAAATTAATAGCACTGCCACTAGCATCTAACCAGGATACCTGCAAAACAAAACTATCACCTTGCGTTATGTAATAATTTTCGCCTGTTGCCATAATTCACCCACTTTATAAATATTTATAACAAGATTATACCATTTAGAATAGGAAATACAAAGACCCCGCCCTCTCGTGAGATTGAAGGCGGGGTCTGGAGAGGGCACTATTTATGCGCCAATATCTACCAATTCACATTCTCCACTTACACAAGCAAGTGATTGAGAACCAGTAGTATTATCTTCGGTTTCGTATAAAGATAGATTTTCCCAAGCAATATGCTTTGGCATCTTTTTTACGAATGCTTCATATTCTTCTTTTGTAGCATCCTGATAAGGAGCTTGTACATAGGTGTGTTCTGAGTAGGGAAGAAATGAAACACCAGATAATTCGTCAAAATGTTTAAATACCCAAGCACCAACTTCCATCCATTCGTCTTCACGAATAGAAACGGTAATTGATGGTTTGTGCTCGCACCAATGTCTTTGATAAGTTAACCAAACATCTAAATGTTCAATTGCCGTAAGATCATTACGTTTAATTGCATTTTTTGGTGCTTTCATTGGAAATGAAAAAACTGTAGTGTCATTTGGTTTCATAAAATCATCTTCGGCGGGAATACCAGAATCTTTAAGGAACTGAGTTAGTGGATCTTTCTTATCCCCACGCACAGTACGAATATAGTAATCACTATGCCAAGGATGCATACCAGATGATACACCAACTAACTGAGATACTGTTCCAGATGGTTTAACACAAGTAATTGCTGCGGATGGATTAATGCCAATTTTACCTGCTTCTTCAATATTTGTTGTTACTGCAAGCTCTCTAAGGAAATCAAGTGTCTTAGATAGTTTATCTAGACCTTGCTGACCTGACATATACTTATGACCAAACTGACCTGTCAAAGAAACGCCAAGTAGACGCTCTTCTTCTGTATTATCTTTCCAGATTTTACGAAGATACTTGAAATCTGTAAGTGTTGACTGCCAAGTTCCAAGAATTGTAGCAAGTTCTACCTTACGAGCAATATCTTCAACTGAGTCATCTTCACGAAGTACAACCTCTGAAAGATTACAGAACTGATATGGTCGTAGAATAATTTCAGAGCATGGATTAGTTCCATAATGAACTTCTGGGTCTCTACGACCAAACTTAGAAGCTTGTGACTGAGCAGCCTTTACATTGTAAATACCACGCTCACCAGACTTAGAGTCATACACTGATTTCCATTCTGCAATAAAGTCATTCATTTCTGGCTTACCAGCAAATGCAACTGAATTGTTTGATAATGCTCTTTGTGGATGATTTTCCCACCATGCACCTGCTTTTGCAGTTGCCATATCATGATCGTTAAGATCTGAAAGAGAAATCATGGCACTACGGCGTACACCACCAACTACAACTACCTCACCAATCTTACACATAATATCATGTGCTTCAATTGGCTTTAGTTTGCGACCAGCAGCATTACGAAATGTTTTGATTGTGAAATCAAAAAGATTAACTAGCGGTTGTGGACCCGATGCACGACCACCAAATGTTTTTAGTCTTGCTCCAGCAGGTCTAACCTTAGTTACATCAATTGCAGGAATCTGACCTTGATACAACAAAGCAATAAGTTCACGAAGAGCTTTTGACCAGCCCGCCTTTGAATCCTCTACAACAATAATTGTTTCGGTCTTTTCAAATTTTTCTGCAATTACTGGAAGTTTATTCACATATACACTCTCTACTGAGAAACCTACCCCTGTTCCACACATAAGAATATACATTGCCTCATCGAATGAACGAAGTGAGTCGACAGGAAGAAATGAACAGTTATATCCTGCTACATGATCTCGTTCTAATGCAGGACCTGCGGTCATAACAGAACGCATAGATGGCATAACATTTCTATCGAATACAAATTGTTTTAATTCTGTAACAAGCTTCTCATCTGGAGCATAGCTATGTTTTTCTTTGAGATGCTTCTGAATATAATCGAAGTATCTATCTACGGTCTCTGACCAAGTTTCTCGTCTATTTTCTTCACCAAGCCAACGAGCATAACGGCTTAGAGCAATAAAGTTTTCATAAGGATTTTCAATCCCACTCATAATAACACCTTTTTCAATTTTGATTTAGACATCTAGTGTATCATTGTTTTTTTCTAAAATCTAGATTTTTGAATTTTTTTCAATCTTCCGACAGCAGGTCTTGTAACTAGCTCCCAGTCATATTCTTCATGAATTTTAAGAGCATTCTTAAATGCTACTGCACAATATTTATCATAGTTTTCTACAACCTCTACCATATGTTGAGACAATTGCTCCATACTTGGTCTAAGCATGTTTCCAATGTGTACTTCTTGCCAAGGACTCATAGCTATTTCAGATTCAAGGGGTAGGGTAATTCTATTTGCGTATTCCGCCCACCCGCTTGTACAAATTGTTGGAATTCCCATAGCCATTGCCTGAAGTGGATTAAATCCAAAACCCTCGCCCCAAGAAGGATAAACAAAACATTGAACAGATGAATACAAATCAATGAGTTGCTCACGAGAAACAACATCTGTCATAATTGTAATATTGTTATACTTGATATCGGGTGGGAGTCCAAGAGTTTGCAACTTATGACTACCAGTACATTTCATAATAAGACGATATCTAGGATCATTGCCATATAGTCTTGCAAATGTATCAACAACAAGTTGACCATCTTTGCGGTCAAAGGGTTCTCCAATGTGCAGGAAGGTAAATGGTTGTGATCTATCCCATCTTCTTTTCATTGGATAAAATGCGTGATCTATTCCATGTAGGTAAACAAAAACTTCTTTATCAAGTTTGGCTTCAAAAATTTTCTTATTCCATTGAGATGTAGTCCATATTTCATCACATTGTTGTAAGCCTGGATACCAATCTGCATGAAATTCTGTTGATTCCCAAGGTGTATAACCAATTTTATATTGATTTTCGAACCAGGAATACTGAGGCGGTTGACAGAAAGAAATACCAATATTGGCTTCACTATCCAGTACAACTGGATCTAAGCCTAACTTTTTCATATTTTGAAACATATGCCAAGAAGCATTGCCAAAGCCTAGAGCTACATACATATATTCGGGGGCACCTGAGAAGGAAACTTTCATTTGAAAAGTATAGCATAATTGTTTTAATTTGACACTTTTAAATTTACTCGCTATAATCCTTATATATATAGATAAGGGGTATATAATATATATATAATATATAACTAATATAGATAATATATTAATATATATAATATTATATTATTAATAATAATAATGGAATTTAAAGTATTTGTGAGATATTATCGACTTTCTACTTTTGATAATAAATTGCCTGAAATTTTGTGTGCAAATGACGCAGAGCATATGTCACTTATTCCAGCAATTGACGAGCATGACAATATTTGGTTAGAGTGCTATGCTTGCGGATACACACTAAGACCAGGCTTAGATATGTATAATAAACTCAGTAAGGCGGTACAGGAAATAGATGGCGAATCTGCAGGATATTAGTCCAGAAGAACCTAAAATTAATTCAGAGGCTCTCTACGAGCTTCTAGGAGGCATGTATATCCAATTGCTTCGTGTATACGACCTATTGGCTCTTATAGCATCAGGTGATAGTAATAATACTAAAGTAGAGCAATTGATTTCTTTGCATGAGTCAGGAAAGGTCCTGTCTCCAGATCCCGCCCTAGTGTTGGATGATAATGAATAAAATAATTTTTGCACTATTGATACTATGGTGGTTTACTTATGCCTATTCAGGAAAGTAATCTAAGTATATTTGTGTGTCCGTATTGTTTTGACTATAAAATGCTATATCAGAAGCCTATGAGTGTAAATGCGACAAACTCAATGCATGAACATATGATTTCTTGCTCCCCCCGCCGAAAAAGTATGATACAAGATGCAATTAATAAAACAATTGACGAAAATTATGATCTTCTGCTACAATTAGGTGATTCTGATGATGAGTAATATGACTCTAGAGGAATTTGCAGAGATTTTACACAAAGTTATCTCAAGAGATGACTACGATTTAACAGAAAGAGAACAAAATAATGTCTTGGACAACTAAAATGGGTGTTTTGACCTGCCATAAGTGCAAAAAGTTCAAAATGTCAGTAAGAATTCCATTCAACAAAATTACAATGGATGAATTTGACAAGCATACAACAGCTTGTGTAGGAAATCCTTACAAAGATTCTAAACCAACCAATGTTACACTTGGATATAACTAATAAATACAGTAGTATTTATATAAATTAGGAGAATTATGAAAATTTTATCAGTTTTTTACTTATTTTTACTTTCACTTGTTGCCAAGAGTGCTATATCTGATGTCAGAAGCAATAGGATAAGTGTTTCTGATCTTTTATTTCCCGCATTTTTTATTTTTATATGTCTTATTGTCATATTTTCGGTGCTTACTGCATGAATTTTGTAAATTTTCTGACTTTAGGTCTGATATTGTATCCAATATTTTATTTTATGTTTCCAAATCAGAGATATAAGCTGCATCCCTTGTCATATGTTAGCTGGATATTTATCTCTTATGTATTTTATTTGTTTTTTGGATCCCGCCATTCTTAAAATGTGACGAATCTCACATATAAATTCAGTTTTGGCAAAATGTTAATATATTTTAAATTTGTATCATACACATTTTTAATCAGTCTATAAAAAAAGATAGTGCGCCCATACGGGCACACTACTTAAGTCTATGAAATAGTTATTCTGCGATTGCTTCGCAGATTAGGCATAAGTTATTTTCAAAAGGTGCTAACTTATCGCCACACTCAACACACTTAGCGTTAGTGATAACCTCAACATCGTTATCGTAGTCGTACATTTACTTTACCTCTTTCATTTGGTTGACTAATTCTTTATAGTGGCGTGTCTGCTTAGGTTTAGCGTAGGTATCAAAACCCCAAGCAATAATAGCGACAGTCTGGATGATTAGTAATGCGATGCGAATTATGTTCATACAACTAAAGTAGCACATAACGCAGACATTTTTTGTCAATTCCCGCCTAATTTTTATAAAACATTGTATACAATCTTTTTTTATTTTATCGGCGTGTCGATTTGACAGATCAGGAGCTGCGGGGCTACCCCCGCCTTTGCTATATTTGTCAAGCTACGACACACCCTATTTTTCTCTGGATTGTATACAATCTTTTTTATTTATTTTAGTGTTTCGTGTTGTTTTTGTCGGTGGCGTGTGTTAGTTTTATCTTGTAAGCAAAAAAGGAGAAAAAATGCTAACAGTTCTAAAGGTTCTAATGGTTCTAAGCGTTGCGCTATTTGTAACTCTTGTAGTGCTTGAACTAAAGCCAAACAAATACACCGACAAATTCTAACCCACGCCTACGGCGTGTCGTTACTAAAAATGTCAGTAGGGTGTGCTACATTATTACTATAACTAAATAGAGGTAAAAAGAATCAAGTCTCGGACATAGGGTAGATGACTTCACTAGGTCAGGACATAGAGCCACCAAAAAATTGGATTCGGCTGGATACATAGGCACTAAGACTTGATTCTCTTTATCTTTATTTAGTACCCAACAAACAAAGGAAAATAAATGCTAACTTTTCTAAATGTAACAATGGTTCTAGCGGTTGTGGTGTTTGCTTCTTTGCCGTTCGTATTTATCTGGGCAGCCGTTGCAGATGATAAGGACAGCAAAAAATAATCGGCGTGTCGGCTTGACAAGCTGTCCCCTGCGGGGCTACCCCCGCAGTCGGGCGTGTCGTGTTACGGGGATCTAAAAAATCTCTGGCGTGTCGTTACCAAAAATGTCGGTGGGGTGTGCTATGGTGTAACTATAACGAAAGGGCAAAAAATGACAATTTATGTAGATTTTGAAGTAATGGAAAATCGTGAGTTTGTAAAGGCTAACCCAAACAACTCTCGCCTAGTAAATACAGTTTTAGATTCTTGCAAGGGTGACGCTAATTGCACCAACCTAAACGAAATCCGTTCAAAAGATTTTGGGTTTATAACTTGGTACTGCCCCGAACACTACCACCTAGCAACTTGGGCTAACGACTAAAAATGTCAGACCCTTGTGCTAGATTGTAATCATAATCAAAGGAGAAAAAATGTCGGACTTAGAAATTGTTGAGAACATCACCAAAGCAAAATGTGCGGTATGTGGTGACAAACTTACCGCTTGGGAAAATTCTATTTGTATTCTATGTGAGGACTAGACTATGTATCGTGAACCTATCCTGAACCCCGCCGAAACTTGGCTATTTATTATTGCTTTAGGTACTTTTATCTACGCCATTTTTTCTAAAAAATAATCGGCGTGTCGGCTTGACAACCCGCCCAAGGGCGGGGCTACCCCCGCCTGTGGATAACTTGTTGATTACGGGAGCTGCAAAAATCTCTGGATTGTATACAAAGTTTTTTGCGACACGCCGAATAAAATACCAAAAATGTCGGTGGGGTGTGCTAAGGTAGTATTACTACACAGAAAAGGGGTTCCAAATGGAATTTGACAAATTGAAAAACTTGCTTATCGGCGGTGCTATTGTTAGCCAAAAGTCGGGCGTACTTATCCAAGACATTGACACCGTAGAGGATAAATTTTTTGGTATTGTTGTTGGCGGTTATGTCGTAACCGTTGATTGGAATAATCAGGTAAAGCGTACACCACGCTACACAACAATAGACCTATCCGACTACTAAAAATGTCGTACCCCTATGCTATAATAATTTTATTCAATTGAAACGGAGAAGCAAATGGCAACATTCTTAGAAACAACAGAAACCCCACTCTATGGACAAATTTGGGAAAGCCCAATTGACGGACAATTTTTTTATTTGCGTGAGCGTAGTTTCCCTCGTGGTAATCGTATGGTTTGCCTAATGGAAAATTTACAGGGATACCACGAGTATTTTGTCTTCCCCTACTAAAAAATGTCAGACCCCTATGCTAGAATAGTCACATAACGAAACGGAGAAAAAAATGACTTGCAATTACTGCGACAAAATCGCAACGGTAGAATTGACTTCAACAATTGGTTTTTGTGACGAGTGCAACCCAATTTGTTCAGGTTGTGAAAATCTAGATTGCGATTGCACCTGCTAAAAATGTCAGACCCTTATGCTAGATTAGTTATACAACGAAACGGAGAAAAAAAATGAATGCAATTTTATTCGCAACAGCACTAACCGCACTAACAATTGGTTTTGGAATCTTTACCGCAATTGAATTAGATTCTTATGAAAAGAAAAATCACAAGCCACACCGCCTTGATGTGCCTCTAATGTTGCTTGCTTGTTTTTCACCATTCTTTACTTTTATTGGTACAATTTATTTATGGGCTAGCGTGTCATAATTTGACAAACCCCGACAGGGCGGGGCACCCCCGCCCCTCCCCAAAGCTTAATTACGGAGATCTAAAAAATCTCTGCGTGTCGCTACCCAAAAATGTCGGTAGGCTGTGCTAGTATTATTTTTAGAAAGGTGGTCAAAATGACTGTATTTGTTTCTGGTGAAGTTGAAGAAAATCGTATTCTTGCGAGCGAGCAACCTGAAATTTTCAAGTTGGCTGTCACTACACTTATTTGTTGTGACAATAACATCTGCGATAATCGCTTGGAAGTTTTTCAAAAAGATGCCGATTTTATTTCTTGGTTGTGCGAGTTTTGCGATGTTGATGATGCCTCTGATGATTTCCCTCTATGGTTAGAGTATGACGAAGGCGAGTAAACTTGACAAAGCCCGCTATGGCGGGGCACCCCCGCCTTGATCAAATGTCAAGTTACGACACACCCCAATTTTCTCTGGATAAAAATGTCAGACCCTTGTGCTAAGTTTGTATTGTTCCCAACCGAAAGGCTCAAAATGACAATTTTTGACACATCTGCCCCAATTGCTTTCAAGACCTCAACCTCTGACTGGGTTGCTGACTTGCAACAGTCAATCGTTGATGAGTTTATTTCTCGTAATGGTGCTATGTATCATACGCCTAGCGTTGTGTCGGTTGCCAATGGTGTTCAGTACGCAATTTGTGCTTCTTGCGAAAAAAATGTTGAAGCGTGGCTTGATGACGAAACTATGCTTTTTGGCAATTTTGGCGTTCGTGTAGAGTTTGTCAATGGTGCTATGCTAAATAAAGTTTGTGAAATGTAGGCGTGTCGGCTTGACAAGCCCCGCCAAGGCGGGGCACCCCCGCTCTTATCATTTGTCAAGTTACGACACACCTAAAAATTCTCTGGCTTATTATAGAAAAATGTCGGTGGCATGTGCTAGGATGTAATCACATCAACCGTTAGGAAATTAAATGACCTACTTCAACCGCTATCTCGCAATCGCACAACAGGCAACACTTGCCCAAATTGAATTGGCGACACAATGGTACGCAGACGCAGAATTAGTGGCACACGATGTTGTTCGTATTCTTGCGACTCGTGGCATTAACGCAACACTTGAAAATGGTGCTAGTGTTGTTTCATCGTTCTCACCTCGTCAGCGTTGGAATCGCAATGTTGTTCAGGCGTTAGAGTTTGCACATACAGGAAAAGCAACAGGACTAAAAAATAATTTAGTTATGGCACAAAATAGTTTAGTGCTAGGGTTCAATGCACTAAAAGGATTAAAAACAAATGCGTTCGCTCGTGCAATCGCTGGCGATGAAAATGCCGTTACCATAGATGTGTGGATGTGCTACGCTGGCGGATTAGATACTAATGCACCAAATAAAACACAATACCGAGAAATGGCACAAGCGGTTAAAGATGTTGCGAGAGAATTAGGCTTGACACCTCGCACAACTCAGGCACTAATCTGGATTATCTTTAGGGGTTCGCATGAATAGAATTGTTTACATACTATTAACTTTTATCATAACTTTATTTAGTAAAGATTCTTAAACCACCGCCCCCCCAACTTGACAAAGCTGGGGGAGCGGGGCACCCCCGCCCTTCTTACTATCCTATTTACGGAGATCTAATAAATCTCTGGAAAATGTCGGTGGGGTGTGGTATAGTATTATTAGAAAGTAGGTAGTTATGGGATTTATTAAAGCGTTTATTATGGACAACGATGGTGCGGGTTGGGTTGGGCTTGACGAACTAACCGAAGAAGAAAAAGCACAGTTAGAAATTGCAATTACAAAACAAGAGTCAGGACTTGCTTGTGTAATCTGCTATCTGCCAATTCTTGCAGGTACAGGCAACACTTGTGAAAAGCACATTGGCGTTATACCTAATTGGTAAAAAATGTCAGACCCCTATGCTAAGATAAGTTTATCAAACGAAATGGAGAGCCAAATGGCAAATAATAAATCACTCGCAGACCTTACCCAAGAATTAGTAGATGTTATGTATGAATTGGACAAGGCAAAATACTCACGACCTGAACGCATACACGGTTGGATAAAAGTGGGTTGGCTTTTGTCAATCGGTTTAGATAACGGTTTAGGCAAGCGACAACTTGCAACCACATTGCAACGAGAAATTGACGGTGCAAAGCAAGAACTAGAAGCCAAACTACTACAAACAACAAACTAAGGAGAGCAAATGAAACTGCACGAATGGAAAGAAATGGTAAAGGCAGAGCGTGAAGCAGAAGCCAAAGCCAATGCCCAAAAGACCGCACAAATTGCAAAGGTAACTAAGGAGTCATAACTTGACACCCGCCCAAGGGCGGGGCACCCCCGCTTTTCTTATTTGTCAAGTTACGACACGCCCAATAAATCTCTGGATTACTCTTGAAAAATGTCGTACCCTTATGCTATAGTAAAATTATCAAATCAACGAAAGGGAACAAATGTTCACTCTAAACAACATCACCAAGACCGCCGACCACTCTGCTTATTCAGTTTCTTCACGACCTTGCCCTACCTGTGAAGATGTAATCACTATTCAGATTGCCCCAGAAAAATTATTCCTTTACAATCAGGGTGGCTATGTTCAAGATGTTCTTAGCAATTTTGATGTTGATACTCGTGAGCGTTTTATTACAGGCACTTGCGCTGATTGTTGGAATGCTATGTTCGGCTCTGATGATGAAGGTGACCTAGATTATCTAATTGACGATTATGCAGAGGCATCTTTATTTGGTTGGGAGAACTAATCCCAACCCCCTGCGGGGGATCCCCCGCCAAAGCTGCGTGTCAAGTTACGACACGCCAAAATTATCTCTGGGTTATTGTTGAAAAATGTCAGACCTATGTGTTATAGTGTAACTATGAACAAGAAAATGATTACAGCAACACAAGCAACACCTGAGCAATTACAGGCTCGCTTGGAACTTCGCCGTTCTAACGCAAGCGGTGGTCATAAGAATAAGAAAGCCTACACTCGCAAAACAAAACACAAAGGAATAGGATACTAATGGGATACAATACAGCAATCGGAATTGCAGAGTCAGATGTTACTTTTGAGCAACAAATTGCTTGGCACTTGCAAGGTAATCATTACCCGCCAATTCCAACAACTATGGTACAGCCTTGTATTGAAGCCATTAACGCTTACAACGAAGACAACGGAAGTCTAGAAATTGAATTACCTGAAGGCGTAATTTACAAAGGCAAAACTACTGCACCCGCTTGGGCAATCATTGAACAGCACCACCTTAATGCTTGGTGCTATGATGAAGACTACATAGATGA